CAAAACTTCCTGAAAAGCTTAAAAACGGCGGTCCAAGCCTGGCGATTGGCCGTGGTGAAAAGCTTCCGGCAGATCAAGGAGCGGGTCTTACCGCCAAAGGCCGGGCAAAGTACAACCGAGAAACAGGATCAAACCTGAAGGCCCCACAGCCCCAAGGAGGGCCAAGGCGTGACTCGTTTTGCGCACGCATGGGTCCTGTTGCACGCAAATCAGAGCCTGGCTCGAGGGCTAGGGCGTCCATGAAGCGTTGGAACTGCCCAGGGTGGTGAAATGGCCTATTCAGATACTTACGGTCAGGTTTTTAACGTCCAAACACTTATCGATCACGCTGCAAGACGGTGTGGCAAGCTTGCTGAAGAACTAACAAGCGAGCAAGTTGTTGCTGCTCGGCAGGTGCTGGGCATGACCCTTTCAAGCCTAATCAATCTTGGCATTCAATATTGGGCAGTTAAGAAAGAAGTTATTGGCCTTACACCCGAAAGATATATTTACAGCTTGCCCGTTGGTGCCAATGACGCCCTGAATGTGCTCTATCGCACCATGCAAAGGCCCACGCCCAACAGTGGTGGCGGTTATACATCATCAGATGGCGGTATTGTTGGCCTTGCGTTTGATAACAACATCAATACTTATACGCAGCAAACGGCAGCAAACGGCAACATTGCTATCAATTACGGCACAGACAATGCTGTTTATGCCGGGTCTATTGGTGTCTTGCCTTATGTTGCCGGCGGCGGCAGTGCTACATGGAATTACACATTAGAATATTCCAGCGACAACATTACTTGGAATACGCTAGAGAATGTTGGCACTACGCTTGTTACTGATAATCAATGGCAATGGTATGACATTGATCCTGGCCAACTCGTTCAGTATTATCGGATCAGGGCTTACAGTGGAACGACGTTAGCCCTTAGAGAATTTTATGTTGGCAATCAATCGCGTGAAATCCAGATGTCACGATTGAATCGTGACGATTACACCAATCTGCCCAACAAGAACTTCACAGCCAATCAGCCTTATCAGTATTGGTTCAACAGGACCATACCGCAGCCTGAAATTTACTTATGGCCGGTTCCTAATGAACCATTTGTTCAAATGGTGGTTTGGTATTCCAAGCAAATCATGGATGTGGGCGATTTGACTGATGAACTACAGATCCCTCAGCGATGGTATTTGGCCACCATGGCCATGCTCAGTCACCAGCTATCCTTGGAATTGCCACAAGTACCACTGGATCGAGTTCAGTATCTTGAGGCGCAGTCAACCAAATATCTGACTGAAGTTGAGCAAGAAGAACGTGATCGCAGTCCGATCTACTTCGCGCCCAATATCATGCCTTACACATCCTGACCATGCCAGTTTTTTTGAATACAGAGGGGCTGTCAAGTGTAGCGATTGCGGTGTGTGATCGCTGCAAGATGAAGCGTGCCTACGTTGTCATGAGGCCTGATCCCAACTTTCCAGGCCTGCAAGTTTGCGATGAAGGATGTGCCGATCAAAAGGACCCGTACAGATTGCCAGCCAGGAAAACTGAGCGCATTAATCTGCGGTTCCCAAGGCCCGATGTTTCCGTGGCCGTTGATCCAAATTCGATCTTGTCAAACGGCGTTCAGCAAATTGTTTTGTCTACTGAGCAAAACACAGAAATACCTGAAAATGACGGTAATGTTGATGGCATAAACCTCCAACCTAGTCCATAGCCATGCCCAATCAGACCATTACCCAGCTTCCAATTGCTAATCCGTTAGCAGGTACGGAAGCGGTGCCTATTGTTCAGGATGGCGTTACGGTTCAAACGACAGTTGCAGACATTGCCGCAACGCCTGTCACAAATTACAGTTTTCTCACCGCTACATCGGAAGGCTCATTAACTCAGTCGCGCCAACTAACAACTTCAGGCAGTGGTTTATCGCTCGTCGATAACGGCGCTGGCTCAACCCTTGTTCTAAGCCTTTCTGGGGCCGCTGCAAGCCTCGTAGCAGCAGGGACGGGTATTCAGGTCAAGACGAACTCAACAACGCTCACAGCGCGGTCTATCGCGGCTGGAACAACGGGTTTAAGCGTTACGGACGGCGATGGGGTTGCAGGCAACCCAACTATCCTGCTTTCGGGCATTGTTCTTAACCTGGCCAACACCTCAGGCAATGGCTTGCTGTCACGCACCGCTGCAGGCGGCGTCGGTGTTTTAACGCTGACAGGCACGGCCAGTGAAATTGATGTAGCCAACGGCGATGGTGTAGGCGGCAATCCAACGATTGGATTGGCTGATGATCCTGTACTGCCAGGCACGGGATCAGTTCAGATCCCTGCAGGCACAACGGCTGAAAGATCGTCGCCACAAGACGGCATGATCCGTTACAACATCGATTACCAGCGGTTTGAAGGTGTCGTCGGAGGTGTTTGGACTAATGCATTAGGCGCTTCAGGCATCTCAGGATTCTCGGGAATAAGTGGCTTTTCAGGCCAATCAGGCTACTCAGGCTTTTCTGGCATCAGTGGCTATTCGGGCACGAGTGGGTTTTCTGGTACTTCAGGCTTTTCAGGCACGAGCGGCTTCTCAGGCACCTCTGGTTTTTCAGGCATTTCGGGCTTTTCGGGTATTAGTGGCTTTAGTGGTATCAGCGGATTTAGCGGTATTTCAGGGGTTTCAGGGTTCTCTGGCATTTCAGGGTATTCAGGGGCGAGTGGATTCTCGGGTACGAGTGGCTTTTCTGGGGTCAGCGGCTACTCAGGCTTCTCAGGTATTTCTGGCTTCTCAGGAATCTCGGGATTCAGCGGCCAATCTGGCTTTTCAGGCATAAGCGGGTTTTCTGGGATCAGCGGATTCTCAGGCGTCTCTGGCTTTAGTGGCATCTCTGGCTATTCGGGGTTCAGTGGCACCTCGGGCTTTTCAGGCTTTTCAGGATTCTCAGGTGCATCAGGTATTTCTGGCTTTAGTGGCACGAGTGGGTTTTCAGGCATCTCTGGCTTCAGTGGGCAATCAGGCTTTTCAGGCGCGTCTGGCATCTCCGGGTTCAGTGGAACGTCAGGGTTTAGTGGCATCTCAGGCTTCTCAGGTATCAGTGGGTTTTCAGGCGCCTCGGGCATTAGCGGGTTTTCCGGCGCTTCAGGAATTTCGGGCTTTTCTGGAATTTCGGGATTCAGTGGCATCTCAGGGTTTTCAGGTATTAGCGGCTTCTCAGGAACGCCACCTTCAACGGTGACAGTCACTGCAAGTGCTACGGCTGGCTATATTCTGTTTGCTGCTGCTACAAGTGGCAGTCAGTCAGTGCTTGCAGATGCAGGACTTGCTGTGGATGGCAGCACCAATGCAATTACTAGTGGCGTAGATGGTGGGACCTTCTGATGAAGTATTCAATTGTTATACCCACTTACAACCATTGTGAGGACCTGCTCAAGCCCTGCCTAGAGTCCATCTTCAAGTACACCGACATGACCGATGTTGAGTTGGTCATATCGGCCAATGGCTGTACGGATAATACAAAAGTCTATCTGGATGAACTGACGCAGCACTTTGCCAGCATCGGGTTTGAGAGTCATCTCAAGGTTGTATGGAATGAGCAGCCCTTGGGCTATTCAGGAGCGTGTAACGCTGGGATTGTGGCTACACGCACTGACAAAATTGTGCTGCTCAACAACGATACGGTGCTCCTGCCCCAGGAAAAGAGTCAGTGGCTGCACTTGCTTGACAACCCTTTTGTCAATCCAAAATGTGGCATTTCAGGGGTGATCAAAGGACCGTCAGAGCCTGCAGGCCGAGACTTCATTGTGTTTTTCTGCGTGATGATTCGCAGGCGCGTATTTAGCCAGATTGGTTTACTCAGCATGGACTTTGGTGTGGGTGGTGGTGAGGACACCGAGTTTTGCATTCGCGCTGAAGAGGCAGGCTTTGAGGTTACTGAATGCTCGCCAAAGCATTGGGATGGTACGCAGTACACGGGCGCGTTCCCAATTTATCACAAGGGTGAGGGGACGATGCTAGACCCTAGTCTCGTGGATAACTATCACGACATCTTTTTGCGTAACTCGCTCAAGCTTGCCAAACGCTTTAACCCTGAATGGTATCGGTGGCGCTTATCCAATCATTGGGAGCGTGCAGTCTTCTTGAAGGGCGATCCCGTTTACCCGCGGGAGACTACGCGCTATCAATGGGCTGCCAAGCATGTGAGGGGCGCAACCCTTTTAGAGATTGGTTGCTCAAGTGGTTACGGCGTGCAGTTTATGCCTAAAGGCATTCACTACACAGGGCTTGATTACGACCCGATCATCGTGGATGTGGCCAACGAGCAAGGCTGGAGTTCAAGTGCTCAGTTTATGCATGCTGACATCAACAAAGTTGAGCTTGGTCAGTACGATACAGTGATTGCTTTTGAAGTCATTGAGCATATTGATAATGGTCTTGAGGTCCTGCAAAAACTCAAAAACCATTGCAAGACGCTGCTCTTTACGGTGCCCATGAATGAGCCGCCAGGCTTTTGGGGTCCGCATCATAAGCTTCACGGTTTGAATGAATCGCACTTTCCTGGCTTTGAGTTTAACTACATTGATCAGGAAGGAAACATTTCAGAGACGGTCAGGCCTATTGATGATCGCAATCAGTTGAACTTACTCATTGGGCGCTGGCATGCCTAGCATCCTGTGCTCTATTTCAACGCGAGGAAGGTCACGCACAACGCTACCCATGGCCTTGCAGGCTGTGATCAACCAAACCCGCAAGCCTGACAAAATTGTCATTTTTGATGACAACGATCAGCAAGAAGACCTGCGTCAGGACCCTGTGTTTTGCAACTTCTTTTGGATGATGCAAGCCAAGGACATTGCTTGGGAGTGGGTGTTTGCCGAGAAGAAGGGCCAGCATCACAACCACCAAAAAGCTAATTGGATGGGGTTTGACTGGGTATGGCGTGTGGATGATGACGCATTGCCTGAGCCTCAAGTGCTTGAAAACTTACTTGCTCACATTGCACCTGATGTTGGTGCGGTTGGTGGCTCAGTGCTTACACCGCCCAACTTTTGGGAAGATGCCAATCCCACGGGCAAGATTGAGATGATCAATCATGAGCCTAACCCGCAGTGGCAGCGCATCAAGGCTAAGAAGGAAGTTTATCATTTGCACTGTAGCTTTTTGTATCGTGCAGGCGTGTATGACTACAACTTAGGCTTATCAAGGGTTGCCCACCGTGAGGAGACCCTTTTTACTTGGGGCATCAAGCAAAAGGGCTATAAGTTGCTGATTGTTCCTGATGCCGTGACATGGCATTTGAAGGCGCCATTAGGGGGCATCAGGATGGATGCCAAAGATGAGATGTTTGCGCATGACGAGCAGATTTTCGTCAATACCATGGCCCACAAGGACAAGACGGTGGTTGTGCTGGATAATGGGATGGGCGATCATATTGTGTTTAAGCATGTGCTGCCAGACATCAAAAATCCTGTGGTGTTTGGTTGCTATCCCGAGATTGTTCCCTGCCGATCCATCGCTGAAGCAAGGTCATTGTTTGGTGACATTGATATGTTTAACATTTATGCCAAGATGGATCGTTGGAAGTGGAAGGCAAGCCTTGAGTCTGCATATCGAAAGCTGTACTTATGATTGTGATTGCACCTTATGCCAAGCAGCTTTTGAGTGGCAAGCGTAATCCTAAAAACTATCCGTTTTGGGATGCGCTGATCCCACTTTTGCCTCGCCCCATTGTGCAAGTGGGCATTGATGGCGAAAAGCAATTGGTACAGGACTTTCGCAAGAACTTGCCCGTGCAAGTGCTACGCAATCTGATTGGCATGTGTGATACCTGGATTTCTTGTGACAGCTTCTTTCAGCACTTGGCATGGGATGAGGGCAAGCCTGGCATTGTGCTGTGGTCAGTGTCAGATCCCAACATTTTTGGCCACCCTGAAAACATTAACCTGCTTAAGGATCGATCCTATCTGGCCCCCAATCAGTTTTTATGGTGGGATCACTATGATTATGATCCTGACCGATTTGTATCGCCCAAGGTGGTTTCTGATGCCTTGGCAAGCCTTTTGCGCCCGAGACGCGCTGCGTAATATCTGACGGAGGCCTTTTATGCCTGCAACGAACTACACACCCATCCAGCTTTACCGCACTGCCACGGCTACAGGCACAGCACCTGTTGCGGGTAACCTGAACTTTGGCGAGCTTGCCATCAATTACAACGATGGTGGCATGTTGTTGTATGCCAAAAACGCATCGGGCACCATCATCAAGTTGATGAATAACCCAGCCAATTTGTTGTACCCAAGATCTGATGGTACGTCAGGCCAGGCTGTTGTTACGAATGGCTCAGGCACCCTGTCCTTTGCAACGATTTCAACCTCAGCCGCCACGCCCACCGCACGGGGAACTTTGTATGGCAGTGACACATCAGGCAGTCCGTATACCACGGCTGTGGGATACAACGCTGGCGCTGTTGCAACAGGCGTAAACAACAGCTTCTTTGGTTTTGAGGCTGGTAAAGGCACAACCACTGGCACAAACAATACGGCAGTGGGCTATCAGGCGTTGGATGTAAGCACGGGTGCTAGATATTGCACGGCCATAGGAAGCAGCGCTTTGGGGGCTAATTTGACCGGCGATGATAACACCGCTATTGGCGCCGAGTCGTTACAGTTAAATACAACTGGCAGTAGCAATGTTGCTGTTGGTTCTGTTGCACTTAATAAAAACACAACCGCTAGATACAATGTAGGTATTGGTGTTTATGCTGGTTTTAATAATCAAACTGGAGAAAACAACGTAGCAGTTGGTTATAGAGCTTTAGAAGGGGCGGCTGGCAATTCTTACTCAAATAATACAGCAATCGGCTATCAAGCCCTTCTCTCCAACACCACTGGCGCAGATAACGTCGCTGTTGGTTATCGTGCGTTGGATGTAAATACCACAGGAATACAAAATACGGCAATCGGTTCTGATGCCCTAGGCACAAACACCACTGGGTTATATAACGTAGCCGTTGGTTACATCAGTATGACTCTTAATACATATGGGGACCGTAATACAGCTCTTGGTCGTGGGTCTCTTCGTAGTAATACCGTCGCCACTAGCAACACAGCAATTGGCTTTGAGGCCATGTACTACAACACCACCGGAGCATATAACGTCGCTCTGGGTGGTAACGCCCTTATCGCTAATACCAGCGCAAACAACAACGTCGCTATTGGGTATGATGCCCTCAAGGCCAACACCACCGGCGCAAGTAACACTGCTGTTGGTTATCAGGCTGGATATAGCAACACCACCGCCTCTGGCAACACCGTTGTTGGTTATCAAGCCCTTTACTCCAACACCACCGGTCAAAGCCATACTGCGATTGGATATAGCGCACTAAGCGGCAATACTGGGGATCGTAATACCGCAGTCGGTTCGTTTTCCTTTGGTTTTGGAAATGGAGCCGCAAACTACAACACTGGAGTAGGCTACCGGAGCGGATTCTCAACTACAACCGGCTCCGGTAACGTAGCAATTGGCGACTCAGCACTTTACGCCAACACCGCCGGCGCAAACAACACTGCTGTTGGTAATCAAGCTCTTCTTGACAACACCGCCTCTAACAACACCGCAATGGGCTACCGAGCCCTCTACTCCAACACCACCGGCGCAGAACATGTAGCAGTTGGTTACAGGGCGCTTACAACAACGCAAACGTCTGGAGGTCTTACAGCGGTTGGTTTTGATGCGTTAAAAGACAATACAACTGGCACCGCCAACACCGCCGTTGGTGGGTTTGCTATGACCTCCAACACAACTGGAGTTGATAATTCTGCATTTGGTTCGCAAGCACTTCGCACCAATAGCGCAGGTAGTTACAACATAGCTATTGGTCGCCAAGCACTCTACTCCAACACCACAGCGTCAAACAACGTCGCTATTGGCTACAATGCCCTTAACGCCAACACCACCGGCGCAAATAACGTCGCAGTTGGTTATCAAGCGTTGGATGCGAATACAACTGGGCAAAAGAATGTTGCAGTGGGTGTTAATGCACTTGGTGCGAATACGACAGGAGAAGCTATTGTAGCTATAGGTAACGACGCACTTTTAGTCGCAACCACTGCTAGCGCCTCTACAGCGATAGGATTAGAAGCTTTAAAAAGTTGCACAACCGGCAGAGATAATACAGCAGTTGGTTATGCTGCTTTACGAGATCTTACAACGGGTAGTTCAAATATTGCATTAAATACAATAAATACAAGTGGCAATGTTGCCCCTGTGTTTAACGTCACGACTGAAAACAATCGCTTGGTGATGGGGCATAACACTATCACAAATGCCTATGTTCAAGTTGCATGGACTGTCACTTCAGACGCAAGGGACAAAACAAACATTGCTGCTGTGCCTCATGGGTTGGCATTTGTTAACCAGCTTAACCCTGTATCGTTCCAGTTTAAAACTTCAAGAGAAGATGACACGCCAAACGGCAACAAGCGTTATGGCTTTTTGGCCCAAGATATTCTTGCGCTTGAGGGCGATGACCCTGTCATCATTGACAATGAAGTGCCTGAGAAACTCAAATATCAGGGCGAATCGTTAGTCCCTGTATTGGTCAAAGCAGTCCAAGAACTCTCAGCCCAAGTGCAAGCACTGCAAGCTGAAATCGCAACCCTGAAAGGAAACTAACCATGTCAGAAGTTATTGAAATCCCTGCAAAAGCAGAACTTGACCGCCACTTCTCAGCGATGGGTGACTCAGTATCCCTCATTGAAGGCTATGTTGCTGGCAGTTATGGCAACCAAGTCATCACTAAAAACGATGAGTCCAAAGCCACCGTTGAGCGTAACGTCGGTCACTTAAAACTTATGCGTGATAAGCCTTGGTGGGATGGGTATGACCTGACCGCTGTCAACGCTGCGATTACAGCCGGTGATGCTTACTGCGCCTAAAGGTGGCTCGGAGATCCTGCTTGAGGGACTCTCCGCAAGGGTGGATTTAAGTCAGGTCAACGTCATCCTCTCACGATGCGATCCGAGACTGCTTCACCCTTTTAAGCCCAACATCCTTTGGCAACATCTCAGCTACGATCAGGCTGCGATGGCGGGTTTGGCTGACCCTCATTTTGTGGCTCAATTAGATGCCATTGTGTTTGTGTCCCACTGGCAGCATGAGCAATATCGCAAACGCCTAAACCTTCCAGGCAATAAATGCCATGTGATTCAAAACTGCACAACCGCAGTACCTGATCACGACAAGCCTAAAGACATCCAACTGATTTACACCTCCATGCCTAATAGGGGTTTGGAGTTGCTGGCCCAAGCCTATCCGCTGATGAAGTGCAAGGTGCCACTGACCGTCATCTCAGGTACCAAGATTTACGGCCCCAGATACCATGAGATGACAGGGCATCAGTTCAATCCCCTCTATAAGCGACTCAAAGCACTGGGTGCTACGCATTACGACTACTTGCCCAACGATGAAGTCAAAGAGCACTTAAAAACTCATCACATCTTGGCGTATCCCAGCATCTTTGAGGAAACGTCCTGCCTTGCAGCGATTGAAGCCCTGTCCTACGGGTTAAAGGTAGTTACCACAAACTTTGGTGCATTGCCTGAGACTTGCTCGGTATGGGCTGATTACGTTCCATTGGGTGAGCAGCAGGAATTTGTAAGACGTTATGCACAAGCCCTTGATGATGCAGTTGATGCGTGGCAAATGGATCAAGATCAAATAAACTTCTACCGCAAGCATTGGACATGGGAAGCACGACCCCAGTGGACGCAACTCATTGAACGCTACAGGAAGGCTGCGTGATGGAAGGTGATAGTTTTGACTATGAGGTGCTACAACGCGCAGCCGAGAGGGTAAGGGATGTTTCAGGCTTAGTGTGTGAGATCGGTACACGCCGTGGTGGAAGCCTCAAATACATCATGGACGGTCTTGAAGGCACCCGCAAGCACATAGTGTGCATTGATCCTTACGGTGACATTGGTTACAACGGTGCTGATAATCAAATGAATGTGCGCTATGACTATACCAATGCGATGAAGCATGAGTCCTTGCCACAGATCTACACCTATGCTGCCAGCAAGAACGTGAACATCGTGTTTTTCAATCTTGAGGATACTGAATTCATGGGCCGGTTCCATGATGGTGTGCCTGTTTATGACGGTGGCAAGCAGATCCTTAATCACTACGCACTGGTGTTTTTTGATGGCCCCCATGACACACTAAGCATTCTCAATGAAGTGCTGTTTTTCCTGCCACGCAGCCGCATCGGAAGCGTGTTTGTGTTTGATGATATTCAAACCTACCAACATCAAATGATTGAAAAAGCTCTTTACTTGCATGGCTATCGATTGATTGAGGTAGGCCCCAAAAATCGCAAGGCATCCTACGAGAAAGTCCAATGAATGAAGTCCGCAAAGTCTTAATCGCTACCCCATCCCTAGATGGTCGGCTTGATGTTTGGTACACGACCTCATTGGTCAATTCCATTCGGATAGCGCAGGCTAACAACATCTTCTTGCATCCTGTGTTCCTGTCCTATGACGCACTGATTCAACGGGCAAGGAACGACTTGTTTGGGCTGGCGGTAGAGGGTGGCTACGATGACATCATTTGGATTGACTCGGACCTTGAGTGGAACCCGATGTGGATCATGGAATTGCTGCTGCAAGAGCAAGACGTTATTGGTGGCACCTACCGCAAGAAGACTGACGAGTTTGAAATGTATGTGCTCAAAACTCAAAATCTTGAGGCTGAAGAGTCAGGATTGATCAAGGTGGAAGGTTTGGGCATGGGCTTTGTGAAGATGAGCCGCAAAGCGTTCATGGCCTTGTGGGACAACTCAGATGAGTATGAGAATGAAGGCAAGGTCCGTCGGATGATCTGCAATATCGGCATCGTTGATGGCAAATTGCATTCTGAGGATACGGTTGTGTTTTCAAAACTCAGAGAGCTTGGCTTTGATGTGTTCCTTGATCCGCGCATGACGCTGACTCACCTGGGAACAAAGAAATTTGTTGGCAATTTTGAGCAATTTCGTCAGTACGTCTTTGAGCAAGAAAGGAAGGTGTCCAATGGCTAGGGTGGTCTTGCATCATGAGTGATGATTTGGATAAGCGCTTATCAGTGCATGAAGCAATTTGCGCCCAACGCTATGAGCAAATCGAAAAGCGTCTTGGTGATGGCAGCCGTCGCATGAAGCATATTGAGATCTTGCTTTACATCACCATTGCTGCCGTCTTGCTTGGGCCAGGCGTTGCGGCCATGTTCGTTAAGAAGTTGCTGGGGATATGATGGATGACAAAACCCACGAGCTAGCAGTCCTGAAGGCGCAAGCCAAGATCAGGCTTGAAGAGCTAAAAGCCCAAGACTCAGCCAAAGAAGTTGCCGGCAAAGCCATTGGCGAAGATGGACTGCTTTACATATTCTTGATTGTGCTCGTTGGTGTTGGGGCATCACTTTTCCTTGAGGGTGAAAAAATTGCTGCTGTTATGGGGCTTCTTGGCGCTTCACTTACTGCACTTATTCAAATGCTGAATGGCATCGCAGGCACTGCGCCAAAGCAGGAAAAGCCTGAGTTTGAGGTTATCAAGGATCTCATCACTCGGTTAGATAAGCTTGATCGTGCTGAGCCACCCATGCAAGTTGATGTTGAAGGCAGCAAAGTGACGGTCAAGAAGGGCGCTGACATCGTAACGGCTAGGGGATAGAGATGCTAGACATCATTGGTGGTGGTCTGTTTGGCACGATCTTCGGTGGCTTGTTTCGCCTGGCACCTGAGGTCTTAAAGTTCTTGGACCGCAAGAACGAGCGCCAGCATG